TACACATCAATAATTCTTTCGAATCATGTCTACGTATTTACTAAAAAGGCTCACACAAGATCTAGAAAAAGTTCTAGACTGTGAGGTGCAAAAGGTTGGTTGCCAGGATAACTCCACCACAAATTTAAAAGAGCTTCATAAAAGGCTCTCTGAACAGCACTTTCAGGGCGTTGACCCTGATCGTATTGTCCAGTTCTTTGCGGATAATATAGGAATTAATATATATCCCCCTGACGAAGGATTGGTTGCAGAAACGTATACCAAGTGGTTTTCTTCCAAACTCCCTAAAAAGGAGCGTGGACCAAAACCGCCAGAACCTACACTAATGTTGTATACTATGACACAATGGTTAATGTTGGCTAAATCTAAAAGTTTGGCCTTGACACGTGGTTTACTTGACACATTAGTTGTATTGTTTGATAGACTCCCTTCCTTTCGTCAAATCTCAGATTTCGCTATGAAATACTTTTACCTCGCTGTGTCTGATGACATGGAGACTCACTATAAGTTTCAAGCCGCTTATCTTTTTTCTACCTTAATGAGGGACAGAGTCCCTGACTTACCCAAATATTTTCCAAAGTTTGAAACTAAGGGTTATATTATTGGGGGTTGGTTATATAGAAAGATAAGGTTTATGGCTTTAAATTTACCTACAGATGAGCACCTTAGTTTAGCATATTCTATTATGAATATCAAACGGGCAGCGTTGGCACTCTCTTTTATGAAACAAGAAGAGGCATTAGAAAAGCACAAGAGAAACATGCTTGGAGCTGAGTATAAATGGGAAAAGTATGACGAAAATCTTGTTCAATCTTTGTCTGATCGTACCTTTGATGTTGCACGCTACATCATGAAGGGACCTAATAATAGGCCTTCATGGCGTCCGCCTAGTGCTTCATCCTCTAACGTCTTATCAAAAGGCGATGGAGGTGCCCATGCATATCTTTCTAACAACTATGTTGAAAGAAAGATGGATGGGTGGAAACAAAGCGAATATATATTCGTCAAAGGGAAAAGACTTTATGATTTTGAAACCATCGAATCAGATGATGAAGACACTATTAGTTATCCTGTCGTTAACGAGAGGAATTATACTGAATGTCTATATCCTGAACAAAAAGATGAGCTAATTACATTTGCAAACTCGCTTGGTAGCAGGGTTTGTGAGGTAAGAGGTAATGTCGATAGTTCAGCTCTCTATAGAGAGATCAAGGAAGCTTGCGTTCGTGATGAACAAGCTCTTACTGCAGAGGTACATATTGTACTAGAAGCTTTTAAAGTAAGAGTTATCACAGCAAGTCAACCTGAACCTTATCAAATAGGTCGATGTATTCAAAAGGAAATTCATAAAAAATTACGAAAGATTGACTGTTTTAAACTAACTGGGCAAATGGTAACGCCTGAGATAGTAACAGAGAGATTATGTGGGAGAACAACTAATATTTGTAATTTTGTTGAGAAACATTATTCAAAAGATTATTTAGGTAAAGACTTTATAGCCAGCACATTTACTGGCCTACAGCAGTTCATATCCAATTGGGTAGTAGAACATGTAACCCTCCGATCAGTAGATTATTCTAATGCTACTGACGGGATGCATCCTGACGTATGTCAAGGATACACTAATGGGATTATCTCTGTAGAAGGTTTCCTAGATGATCAAGAGAAGATAATATTTAACAAAACTATGGATAATCATATTCTTCAATATCCTGAGCTATGTGTTGATCCAAAAAAAGGTTCAGCCCGATTTAAGATTGATAAGCAAAATGCCTACGATCCTAAACAGGAAGAACTTCTACCTGGTCAAAGAAGCTCTGATGACTCTCATGTCTTTCAATCACACGGTCAGTTAATGGGCTCTCCGAGCTCCTTTCCTGGACTATGTGCTGCTAATTTTGCAGTTCTATGGGAAGCAATTAATGAATTGTTCCGTAGAAATCTTTTTAAATATGCAAAACAATTCAATATTGAACCTGGACACTTTTACTACTTCTTAACGGGTGTGGAAGTCTTTGGATCCGAGGATACAGAGACTAACCATACTCAAAATGATTTAGTTGTCAAGTTCGAGATTGTCGAAGAAATAACACGTTGCCTTTTCAATGGCGACGATGGATTATTTTTCGCATCTGATGAATTGTATGCTATTTGGGAAGAGCTTGCCCCTATGGCTGGCCTCAATCTGTCAGTAGGTAAATCCTACTCAAACAAGTTTTATGCTATGATTAATAGTCAAATATTCACCCAATTTAATTGGTATGAAGATAAATTTGACGAAAACATAGAATATCACAATGTATTCACATTCAATCCTGGACTTATAAAAGGTCAGAGTAGAGTGCTGAGTGACACAAGAGATCGAGAGCTAGAGGGAGGTGAAAAATATATATCCATTGGTGATCAATTACAATGGTGTCTGTTTTCTGCAAGAGGAAGTGAAAAAGAGAGAATTCAGGAGATATTTTTTGAACACAATGAATCTCGTTTAAAATTATCTTGTCGTTCTTGGAATCTTCCAAGATGCTTGGGTGGCCTTGGTCTTCCTTTTGGAAAACCCCCTACCCACTGTCAACGTAAATTAGCAGCAATGCTAATGATGGATCCTGATTTTGTATTACCAAATGCAGAAAAAGTTACTCCATATTTTTCAATTAAGGCTAAAAGCCTTGCTATGAAAATTATAGATGATTTATCAATTGACAGAGTGCCTGGACAAGTAATAACGGATTACACTGATGTATCTAAGATACCTGTACGATATACCGTACCCGAGACGACTAATTTTGTGATGTCGTCACGATGTTTCTGGAATCCGGAAGACGCAACGGAAAAGCTCTATTCAAGAGCTCTACATGATGCCTTAAAGCATCCCTGGTTGCAGCCTATTTCCGATAAATTAATTTCAGAACTTCGTGGGGGTAGTTATCAATACATTCCTCCAGGACTATCGAGACCGATAAGGATCGGCTCCAATAGTTCTAAAAAAATTTGTGTGTGTTCCTTGAACTCCAATCCACATACTGAATGCCAATGTAATAGGGATATTACATTCGCTGCCAATCATGTCAATGCAAACGTACCGAAAGGTAGTTTAATAATTGCAAACATGAAGACGGTTATCTCCACCAATGACGACGGAGAATCAGTATATGATTACTTTCTTTCACTTCAGTGAAGAATTTAACAAATTTTGATTTTAAATCTAAAAAATAAAATAAAAGCAAGACGCGTGTTGAAATCGCTACCAACTTATATTCTAG